CCAGACACTAAAAAGCTCGTATCGGGTCTTGGATTCCGAACAGCCTGTGGGTCATCCACTGGGTACATACCCAACGACAACTGTGGCTGATCAGGATCCCAACAGCTAGGGCATACCAAAATATTCTTTATTTGCTGCTTAACGACTAACTTCTTAAGCTCCTTTAGCTTATATCGCTGACCGCATCGGTCACATTCGGCAATCGCAAATTTGCCACTACTAAATTTATTAGGCATAGAAGGTATTCCTAGGAACGAACCTAGAAGAAGCCTTCTCTCTGTCCTCCGTAGAAGCCATGAGCCACTGCTCCTCGTATTCTTGTTTCAAAAAGGCAACTCGTGCCTGTCCATCAGGTAGTTTCTGAGCCATATAAAAGGCAAGTCCTGCCACCATACAAGGCAACAGTCTAAATGGGATATCAGGCTCTACCGTACCGTTTGTACCAGCGTCTTGGACTCTGCGTAGTCTCCAATAGACAAAGCTATACGGACCACCTCCTGCGTCAGGTGTGGGCCAGAGATTCACAGCTGGAAGATTCTGAACTGTAATAGGTGCCGCCGCAGTATGAGCCGCAGCGGTAGTACCGTTTTGTCCCCGATTTACATTAATTAAGTCATTACCCGTTACGTTTGAGTAACTCATCACCTCAGAGTCAATCTTAATAAAGCCTGTAGTCGATAGGTAACTAGCGTTAGAGACTGGAATGGTCGTAGCTGTAGATGTAACCGTACTGGCAAGAGTCGCTAAGGACGTATTAGACTGCCCAGACTGGCGGTTAAACCACATCTGAATAGGACGCCCATTTGTTAACTTATTAGGGATTGTTGCCCAAGTAGACTCTGAAATCCGACTAATATTAATGTCAACTTGATTAGACTGGCTACCGTTATTCTGACGGATCACCGCATCTAAGATGTCAATGGTGTCTACAGGCATTGGGTATAAGCCTTGTCCCGTAGTTAAAAGGATCTGACCTTGCTCGATTGTCCACAGGTTAATACCACGGTTAGCCCATTCAATCGTCAAAAGGTTTAAAGACCTGCGGGCAGTCCGCATATCGTAACCCGTACGCAATTCCGTACCACAACGCTCAAATGCCTCTTCGATGAGGTTATTGAGGTCTAGATTAAAGGCTGTCGTTCCTGATGTGGTCATTTAGTTGTGCTTTTAGTTTAGCTATTTCAGCGTCTCGCTCGTTCAATTTTCTCATGAGTCCTTCGTTCATTTCTGCCCATAAGACTATTTCTTTCATGCGTTCCTTATGATCCTCAAACATTACTTTAAAAAGTTTGTCAGAAATATCCATCTGACGCTCTATAAAGTCTTTCATTAACTAACCTTTCGATACGGCTTTACTTTTGCTTTTACCTTTTGCGGCTGCGGCACGAACTGCTGCCCCCGTGCTTTTCCTGCTCGTTTTGCCCGTGTTGTTGCTGCGTACTCTTGTGGGCTTAACGCCTGTATTGCCTTCTTTGGGAGATACCTCTCGCCCGTCTCGGACGACTTCTTCCCTGACTTGGTTGTCCACTTTTGTTCGCCCCAAGCTTTTAAAGACTGCTGTGATTTTGCTAAACCACCCCCAGCCATTTTTTTCTTCTTTGACGCACAATGAGCCTTCTCCGAGAACCCCTTTGGGCTGTCGCAGTTGATCGACTTTTTGCGCTTGTCTGACCATTTCACTTGTAGCCCCCGCCTGCTGCTTTGTAGCGTTTAGCCATTAACTGTGCTTTTCTTGCTGACCATTTTCCTGCGCCAGTACCTTGTACCGCAGCGGCTTTGATACTGTTAAAGATCCGTTTACGCAAACTAGGCTTAGTATAGTTACCTGCCTCGTTTACTTTAGACTTAACCTTACCGCCTTCTTTATACTGAGTAAAGTCAGTATCATCCTTACGAGCCTTTTTCTTTGCACCTGGCATCTTAGAGGGGTTTATATCACCCATGCCACGACTCGGTCTCAAAATACGCTCCTTCTTAATTCATTAACAATTCTACTTACTTGCGGCTGTTGAATGTTAAACATTCCAGCAATCTTAGATTGACTAATGTTGCCCGTTTTATATAAATCACGAACAATACTAACGTCATCTGATGATAATTTACTCATGCCGTTTGCCTCTCCATAATGAGGAGTCCACTTAGTACGTCCTTTTTTAACTCTGTCCGCAACATTATCAGAGTTTGTGCCAATAAAAAGATGTGCTGGATTGCAGCATTTCGTATTATCGCATTTATGTAAAACGTGTAATTCGCTATTAATGTTATCAATAAGTCCAGCCAAAACAGCAGAAACTCTATGCGCAAATTTTGGTCCGTCTTGTTTGTTTAGATAAAACCATCCATAACCATTCATAAAAGCGGCATTCCATTCCCAACATAAATTTTCTTCTTGTTTGGAAACCTTTTGCCAAAATCTTTCACTTACGGATTTCATGCTCTAGTCTTTCCTCTAATTGCTATGCCATCGGCTCGTTTAGAAGCCATGCCACCAGCTTTCATTTTTTTAGCTGAAAACATTCTTTCAACCATTCCTAGCCGTTGGGGTTTTGTTGTTACTTTACTAACAATCTTTTCCCGTTCTGACTTAGTTGTACCTTTAACATAAAACCCAGCACTTTTTAATGCTTTAGAAACTTTACCACCAGCTTTAAACGGTTTATCTAAACCCTTCATACCAGTAAAGTCTCCACCGCCACCGCCACCAGTAGGCTTAGATAGTCTGCCCATATCTTGTAGCCTTTCCGTGTACGTGCGTGGGCTTTCTGCTTTAGCTTTAGCTCTTTGCTCTTCTGCCATTTTATTTGCTTCAGCTTTAGCTTTTTCGTTTTCCTGTTTCACTTTTTCCGCTTTTTTGTCGTACTCGCTAGGTCCGAACTTCTCCTTGGGAGGAGTGTATTTATCACTCTTACCATCGCCAACCTTTTTAGAAGGGTCAATAGGCTCTATTGGCATTACGCTCTAGTCTTCCCACGAATAGCAATACCATCTGCTCGTTTCGAAGCTGAAGATACCTTACCGCCTTTTTTCATACCCATTTCTTGCTCAAAAGATGATTCACCCTCAGAGTATCTTGGATATTTTCTTGATGTGCTTACAACATCTCTGGCCATTCTACCTTGAGGCGTCATATCCATAAGCCTTTTTCCAGCGGTCATGGCGGTACTTTTTACTTTTTCCATAGCTTGATTTCTACTTCTTTCGGCTGGATTTCGCATTAGCGAATCCATAGCCAAACGATAATCTTCTGAGCCTGGCTCTAAACCAATTCTAAGTGCTTTATCGTGTGCTTCTGAAAAACTAGACGTGTTTTTATTGCTTGAATTTTTCATTGAACCAAGAAGACCAGATCCATAAGCACCCGCTGCTAAACCACCTTCTTCAAATTTACGCATCTTTTTCACTTTGCCACCCTTTTTATAACCAGCGTCCTGATATGCTTCACCTTCTCTAGCGGAAGCAGGAACAGTTTGCCGTAATGCTTTGCCAGCACGGATCTCATCCCTTGCGTCTTTAGCCATCGTTGTTGAAATTTTGGACAAAAGATCTTTTTCCCCCTCAATACCCTCTACCATCATCTTGCGGGATTTATTGAGCTTCTCCGTTTCTTTGTCTGTAGGTTTACGATAATTAGGCATCACACCATCCTTCCACGAGTTTTGCCTTTGATTGCACAACCATCGGCACGTTTAGAAGCAGAGGATACCTTACCACCGCTTGCCATCTTTTTAACAGAACCACCTTTTTTCATACCTAATTTCAAGTTTTCTCTACCAATCTTTGGAGTCATTGCCTCAAATTCGGACATAGAATATGTCTTCATACGTGGTTTCATGAGACTTGTAAGACCTTTTTTTAGTATCCCCTTAACCATGCCTACGCCTGGAATATAGTCTTCTGGGCTGACATTCACTAAGGCTTGCTTTTTCTCTAACTTAGCCAAACGATCTTTTTCCTCTTGAGGCATCGCTGGTAATGTAGATGGTTTTGTCGTAGGTTTGGAAGTAGGCTTAGGAGCAGATACACGGGTTACGGTATTTTTAACTTCTGCAAACTCTGGCAATTCGTTCTGTTCTCCATAACCAGATTTACCAGCAGGGGAGTCATCACTAACTTCAGTTGTTTTCGTGCTTACTTGATCAGGAACAGCTTTACGCATCCTAGCCAAAATATAGGGGTCTGTGCGATCAGCACCGCCTAACCATTCTTCTTGCGCGGCGCTAAAGCCACCTTCTTGGAATTTTCGGACTTTGCGGTTCATAATTAGCAAGCTCCGCCTTTTTTCATAGCGATCATCTTGCCTTTAGTTTTACCCTTAGACTCAATGCCGCCGCCCTTAGCCATTTTCTTAGCCATACCACCTGATTTCATTTTGCCTTTGCCGTCAGCAGCAAACGCTGGGACTTTTTTGCCGTCCTTCTCAACCATAGGCATACCGCCATCTTTCATCTTCATTGGTTTCTTTTTAGCCATGATAGCCATCATTCCTGGGTTCATCTTTTTCATTTCATTTACCTTTTAATAAGTTGGTCAATTTTGTCTTCAAGTTTGTTAAACCTTGCGTCCATGTGTTCAACAATCCGTTCCACTTCTGCTTTAGTGACGTTATCACGTGCTACCTCCTCAC